CCTGATGGTCTTGTAGTCCACGTTGGGGATCTCGGGGTGGTCCGTGATCAGCGAGCCAACCCCACCAGAAGTGCTCCGCGCCTCGTAGGTCGCGCCGTCGATAATGATGGTTTCCCGGCGGTCCAGCGGCCGCACCTGTTTCACCACGCCGTCCTCCCGGACCTGGCACGGGCGCAGGTACTCGTTCACGAGCCCATCGACGCTCCAGGAAAGCGCGTAGCCGTCAGGCGAGGCGCCAGTTGGCAGCTCGGTGATGGCAACGTGCTTTGGCAGCGCGCCGACCCTGACCTTCAGGTGCGTCACCCGCACCTCCGGGTCGGCAAGGCGTAGCTGCCGCACGAGGTCGGCGCCCACGTAGTTGACAAACCCAGGCGCTAGCCCGCACTTGACGGCGCATGGCCGCCCGTGCTCAGCCGCGGCGTAGAGGGCAGTCACGGCGGCAGCGGCCTCGTCGTCCTCGGTGAAGTCAAGGTAGGCGCACCGGGCGGCGCAGGCGGCCGCGGCCAGCTTAGTGTTTAGGAAGAACGGGCAGCAGTTGATGACGTAGTCGACCCGGTACTCGAGGAGCCGCGCGGTCAGGTCCTGCACGCTGAGCTGCTCTAGGTCCCAAGCTAGCCCACCGTGCTGCTCGGCCACGGCTGGGTTGGCATCGACCGCGGTGATGCTGAGCCGAGGCGCTTGTCGCCCCCCTAGAGCGCCAAGCGCTGCCGCCAGCGGGTTAAAGGTTAGCTCGCGCTCAGCCTTCAGGCGGTAGAGCAGCTTCAACACGGCCGAGCCGATCTTCCCAACCCCGAACACGAAGATGGTTACGTGGGCGTCATCGCTGGAGAGGTTGAACACCATAGGTTTTTCTCAAAAAAAGGGTAAGGCCGCCGTAGGCTCCACCCCGCTATGTATCAAGGCAGGGCGGAGCGCCATCAACCAGCTACTTAGCTCACAGCTCGCACCCGTTAGCGGTGCAGGCCAACGCCTGCGTGCCCTCGACGTTGTCATCACCTTCCACCAGCGAGTCCCAGTCTAGGCTAGAAGGGAGCTTAGCTGCTAGCTCCTCGTACTGGTCCCTGGTGCACTCTTCGTATGGGGCTTGCCGGTAGGTGCCGCCATCGTACGGGAGGAACGACACGCCTGACATCTCGTCAAAGTGCTGCCACACGAAGGCGCCAACTTCAGGCCACTCATGCTCCATCACGCTGACGGTTACCGAGGGCTTGTGCTCGCAGTAGTGCCGCTGGTACACCAGCCACAGCTTGAGGTGCTTGATCGCCGTCAGGTCAGCCCTAAGCAGGGCTCCGTCGGGTGCCTTCTTCGGGAAGGTAAAGACGGTGGTAGAGTCGGGCTTCATGAGGTCGGGCTCGTTCTGGACGCCAGCCTTGATCATGAACTGCGTCAGCGGGTCCTTGTTATCGGCACGGACGCGGCGGAGGTAATACCGCGCGTGCCGCGGGTGGAGCCCAGAAGCGCTGTCGACCTTCTGGGACACCGTGCCAGAGGGCTTGATGCAGGTGATGGCGGCGGCCTGCGGGATCCCAAGCTCCTCGGCCAGCTTGGCGTTGGTCGCTATGGCCTCAAGGCGCAGCTGCTCCAGCAGGCCGGGCAGCGCTGGGTCGTCGGGGTTGTTTAGCAGCGGGTTGTCGAGCACGCCCGTCATGGAGACCCCAAGCAGGCGCTCCTCCTCGGTGTTGTTTTTCCAGACCCGCCGCAGGTAGGG